GTTGAATCAATATGATTCACAGCAGACAGCCGTATAGCTTCCGTAGACTCGCATCGAGTCAGCGCAAGCACTAAAGAAGCTGCCGCGGTCACTACGCTCCCTTGCCCTGCTACGTCCAAGAGCGTGACGTATCAGACTATGTTTTATTAATTATTTGTTGCGAAGTTGAGGACGGAGTTTTCCCGGCCTCGGATTCGCTAATCTTTACGCTCTAAATAACAACGCCAGAACTCCGCTCGTATATACGGAATCCTAGCGGAATCAATACGAAATGTTAACGTTAGCTTACGCAGTTGTTAGCGGAAGAAGACTAAGAAATAATTTCACCCCCTAATTCCCGCCAGCCTTAGAACCACGCGGGATTCCGGCGATTTTTAGCGTAAAGAAAATGCCCGATGTCAGGCCGTATTCGTAAAGAAAATGCCCGATGTCAGGCCGTATTCGTAAAGAAAATGCCCGATGTCATCCGCGATAGTTATTCCGTATCGAGAACATTTCGCGCAAGGTTGCGTCGGGAACGCCAGGCTTCCGGTAGAATACGAACGGATTAATCTTATAATAGCGCGCCCTTCCGTACATTACCTCCGCAAACACGTACTGGTCGCCGAACTTTAATTTACGCAACTTCCGGTACACAGTCTTTTCGTCAACGCCCGTTATCCTAGCGATGTCCTCTTTCGTTAGCGGAACGGTATTCTCTACGTCACGTTCGTACGGATTGGCGCATATTGTATTCGTCTCCAGATGTATGTGCTGAAGCAGCTTATAGACGAATCCGAGATCCTTTGCGCTAACCTCCGAATATAACTCTTTCACCTTAGCGACGAATGTGCGTACAATCGCGGTATTACTCGTTTTACCTTGAAAGTGGTAGCGCGGATTTAACCGGTAGTTTCCGGAATCCTCGAATATTATCGCGTTATCAATCATCTCGGCCAGGAATGCGTTAACGGTCGGCTTGCTTACGCCAAGTGTCCGCCGGACGTCCTCTTTGCTCATTGCGGTACGATTCGGATTAGCGAGCGTTGTGTCGTAATTAACGAAGCACTGTAGGTACAGAAGATATCCGCAATGTTTATCGGATACGCGCTCGATTACTTCGTCAATATTGTTCATATTCGTAATCGTAAACTCAACGCCGCGTCCGGACTTAATCGCCTGCTGCCGCTCCTTGAACGCTTCCGACTGCGCCAGATTAACGACTCTATGCGTAGCTGCCGGCGCATAAATCAACGCCTCCCCGGTATCCGGATCGAACGCCGTTCCTGTTCCGGTAAATGCGATATGCTCCGCAGTGTATAAACGTCTATTTTCGCTCAATTAACGTTCCCCTCTCGAATTTTTCGTAAACACAAAAAGAACACTCCCCAGCGTCAGCCAGAAAGTGCTCCTCATAATATATGTCCTTCAAACCGCATAAAATATCGGTCACGCCTCGCATATTTCGGTTTCCTGCGTAATGTATCCGCGCCACACATCGCTAATCCCGCGGCATTGTACGAACGGTTCCGTAATATGTGGCGTAATCAGCCCCGGCGACGTATCTCGCTTATATCGCGCTGACTGTTCGCGGTTACGCTTATGTGCGTCACGGTCGCGGAATTTGATATCGCGCTTCGGACGCTTCTTGCGCGTCGGTATGCGGTAGTCTGCGCCGTCTACTCCGACTTCCTCCGCTATCTTAAGCGGAAACTCACGGTTACGGCGCTCCTCTAGTTGAGTAGCGGATAAGAACGGATATTCCGTTTGCGATACTTTATGTTCGTTCATATCCGTCAACTCCTCTTCCAATATCGCATCTGCCAGCGATTCCAATAGCGCAGAGTTAACCGGTTGCGTCTTCGGTCTCTCTCCGCGGCAGCCGTCCTGTTCCCATTTCGCCAGCCCTGCGGATACATATTCGGAGTGTTCCCGCATATAGTCCGTTGTGATCGCGTCAATTAAGCGAATGCGGTCCGGCCGGCTGGCGATATCGTATTCGTAGCCGGCGTAGATGAACGGAACAACTCCGCCTTGCTTCCGCAGCTTCAGACGTTTACGTAAGTCTGCGTCAATTTGCGCGTATTTTTCGTTGTAATTAGACATTGGCGGAGTCCTCCGTATCTTGTTGCGGTATTTGTAGTGAATCGAGGCGCATATTAGCGGTCTCGATGTGCTCGCGCTCCAATTCGAATGAGACAAAGTTGCGGCCAGTTTTCACTGCAGCTACGCAATCTGTTCCGGAACCACAAAACGGAACTAACACGGTATCTCCAGTGTTCGAAGACTTCCGTATAAGAAACTCAATTAACGCTTCCGGTTTTTCGTGGCTGTGGCGAAGTTTATTCGGCGCTACGCGGTCAAACTGCAGGATATCCGGATGACGTGTTTTACCGTCAACCTCGTTAAGAAGTCTGCGGCCTTTTTGCGCGAATAGGACGTTTTCGTACTGGCCAGCGTAAGCTCCGAACAGATCGCCCATTGACCAGTTATTCTTCATCCAAATAAGCGAGTTTTTAACGTGGAAATGACGTTCTAACAAGGGCTGCTGCTCTGTAACCTTATCCCAGCGCGTGAACCAGTACAGGTGACTGTTTGGCTTAAGCACGCGATCTAACTCCGCTATTACTTGCGTTAAGAAGTCCCCGTTATCCTTCCCATCGTTGGCGATCCCACCCGTCGTCGAAAGTGTCGACGATTTACGGAAGTTGCTACTGAAGTCAATCCCGTACGGCGGATCTACTACCGCCAAATCGACGCTTTTATTCGGAATCATATGCATTCCCTCGAGGCAATCGCGCTGATATATCCGGTTTAACTCTACTCCACCCAGTAGCGTCTTTTCACCGTAATTTTGCGTCATATTAGGCGATCTCCTTCGCGTTGGTATTTTCGGTCGTCGGCGCTGCTGAAACGCCTATTTCCCCGCATTTAGACGCCGAAATCTTGATGAGGCCGTAATTCCACCGCTCAAACACGCCAGCAATCCGTTCACACGCGATATCCAGCAGCTCGCTCACCGTATTCTGACGGATACCCATCGTTTGTGCCGCTTCTTCCTGCGTAAGCTGCCAATATCCGTAAACTAGCGCTAATGCCTCCGCCTGCCGATCCGTTAACCCTGCGGACTCGATTGCGCTGTTTAAATCGATGAGAATGTCGCTAGCCGCGTAATCTCCGCGCTCTCTCCGGTTGGCGATAACGTACCGGTCTCGCAATAGCGAACGTACTCCGGCCTTATCGTTAAGCGCGTATTTTACGCTGAGATTGCGTTCATCTTGCGTTGTGTCCACCTTACATGCGCCCATTTTAGCGCTCCTCTCGTAGAGACGCGGATTCCTCCGCTGCCTCCGCTGCGTTATTTTTCGCTAATTCTGCGTTAAGCTGATCCGCAAGCGACGCACCGATTAGGTACGCGACGCGGGATGCGACGCACCGATTAGGTACGCGACGCGGGATGCGACGCCGTTTCCGACGATACGGTATTGCGACGATAGGCTTATTGATTCCGGAAGCACGTACGAATCAGGTACAGATTGAATCCGCAGACATTCGCGGACGGTGAAACGGCGCGGTTGTTGGTTTGTTTTGAGCGCGTTCTTTCCACCAGTCGTCGAGGCTACAACGGTATACGCAGCACCATCTAACGATGATAATGGATGCCTACCAACGCCTTCATCACGCTGTCCAAACTCCTGAGTCAAACGCGCTCCTTCGTGGTTCTGTAGGTGTGCGTCACTTATATGCCCAGGATATCCAGGAGGAAACGGCATGTTCTGCGCTTTAACCGTAGGTGATACGTCGTCCAGTCCGTATACGCTCTTCACAAGTTTTTCTCCCCAACTCCCGCGGTTAACGTAGAAGAATTGCCCCGGCTCCGGTAAATCTCCGATAACATCGCGCAATACCTGCGTCCGGTAGTCCTCTACGCACGGCTCCGGAAACTTGAACGCAAATCCGAGATCCTTGCGGATACCTACGATAAACACGCGCTCTCTTTTCTGCGCGACTCCGTAATCCCAAGCGTTAATCAACCGCCAGCTTACCGCGTAGCCGATGCGCTCAAACTCTGCGAGAAGCGCCTCAAACGTTGCGCGGTGCTTCTTCGTAATTAACCCTTTAACGTTCTCGAATACGAAGGCTTTCGGTTGC